CACATGTTATTTCACCTTTACGAATTCATAGAATGGTTCCTTGCCCACCCCAAAGTCGGGGATAAGTTGAATCATTGTGAAGCCCATCCATTGAAGCCATCGGATAGCTTTTGGGTTTTCTGCATGGACATAATTAAATAGTAGGTCGTAGTCTGAATGAACTACTTCTAGCCACTGCCTACACTCTTTTTGAAGTTGCCTTGTGTGTTTGTAGATGCCCTTGCTGCCTAGCATCCAAGGCACTCCGCAATTCGCCTGGGGGGAATTTACTACACCAAACATAAGGATAGGTTCACCCACTTCATCAACAGCCACATAGGATGCATCTGAAGCGTTAAGTGACTGAGTTAAAGCAGTCACAGGGCCATACCCACAAGAGACTTTTAGTTCATGCTTATCAGCATCTCTAAGTCTTGGGCCTAACTTATTGCAATCATCAATGGTTGCTAATCTAACTAAAGCTACCATTAAATTCTTCCTGATTTAGTTGTGTAGTAACCTGTCCATTCTGCTGATTGGAAGGCACTCGGATAAGGGGTTGAGTTGTTTACTGTGATGGACACTCGGTCATTCTTAGATAGGATTGGAAATTCAAATTCACCATCTGTAAGGGTCGCTAAACCTATGCTCATGATTCCTAGTGGTGGGCCATTAAACCCATAACTATGAATGACTCCTTGGGTGTTAGTCGTGACTGAAAAGCTGCCTGTGTTTTTATATAGAAGCTTGAATTGTCTTAACTGTAAACGTCCAGATGTATCTGTAAGCTGACTGCCATTAGCACCTGAAGTTCTCTTGTATTGCGTTGAGAAGGTGTAGGCCATCGTGTATGGATAACCGACAAAGCTTTCCCCATCTAAGGTCACTGTGACTTGGTTAGCGGCTGGTGAAGAACCAGATGCCAGACTGTCTAGGTATACCATTTTGTTCGTGGCAGTTACTTCAGGAGATTCCTGTAACTGCATCTTTTCAAGAATAATTGAATTACCACGTTGAATGATAAAGAAAGCTGTAGATTCAATGACAGACAGATTTAGCAATCGGTTAGCATGTGGAAATTCCCACTTAGACCAAGACATCTGCAATGCTGAACCATCTCGCCTAAGATACTTATAAACGTAACAAGTAGGCACTGTATGAACACCATCTGTGAGTACAAATATCATGTCTTCGTTAGTGTTTGAGACTAGGGCTGTAGCTTTACCTTTTATATAACGAGGTACATTGAGGGTCGCATCAATAGCGATATTGCTTGAAGTGTCTGCCTGAACGAAGTATTCACGAACACCTGTGTAACCATCTCTGTTAGTGGCGAAGTAAACATACTCTCCAGCACCAACAGGCTCTGCTTGTAAACTTGATTCATATTCAGTCGTCTGATTTATAGACACAGTTGCTGGGGTCAATGAATCACCAGCACTCAACATAAATTGAGTCTGGTCAGAGAACAGCAGAAGTGTCTCGTTAAATGGAATCGCATGGCGAAGGATTGATACTTTGGTGTGACTGACAGCGACATCAATTGGGTCAGTGTCTAAAACAGTTGTTACTGTTTCTGGGTAGAAACTGAAGTAGCTACCAGACCGACTAAAGATGACATTCTCATCTGCAATCACACCTAGGCGGTTGCGATGGAAGAATATATCGTTAAGCTTTTTTCCTACAAAGGAAGGGTCACTTGCTGATATGGCATCACCTACAGAGCGGCTAACCCAAGCGTTAGGAGAGAACGTGAATGTGCCGTTAGCATTTCTCACAAGTTTCCACGGCATGGTAGCCGCATTTAATGTGGAGTCTGCTCCCTCTGCTATGGACTCTTTCCAGACACCTTGGGCGGTATCACCAGCTTCATATTCAACGTAGTAATTATCAGCCTCAGAATTCTCCTCACCTATGACCTTCATCTTTGAGCCATTGAATGCGCGTCTTGGTAAATCAGAGAATCGTTGTACTGAACCTTTGGAACCAATTAAGGCAGCGTTACCGAAGGAATCCTCAGTACGCAGGGTAAAGTCATTACCATCTGTTCTCTGGATTCGGATAGCAGAGCCATTACGTGTGATGGTGTATACAGAGCCTAAGTTACTAATTAACTGGCTAGTCAATTGTGTGGCAATGCTATTGGTCTTTAGGTCAGCTTTGTCTGTAGCACTGGTGGTGTATGTAGCTCGCTGTACATTGTCTATGAAGACTTTATAGTCTTGGGCGTAGTTACCCTGCCTAACATGAACAATAGCTTCAGGATGGGCGACTGTTGACGTGCTTGCTGTGACAGACGTGGTTATTGATTTATTTAAAATGAAAGTAAAATCAGCAATAGTTACTGACTTAAAATCTTTAAAGGGGTTACCCGTGGCTAGGTAAGCATACCCAGACGGAGTGGCTACAGTATATTCAGTGCCATCAAAACCAAATACTTTTAAAGACGTGTTGTCTGCGATAACAATATAACGCTCAGTGACATCACGATTAATAGTGTGAATAAAGAAATTACCATTGGCTGCGGCATTGGACACTAAAGTAGCTAAATACTGCGTAGGTGGCCGCTTACGTAAACCACTGATAATAGAACTAAAGGCATTCACCTGTTCTTCTGCTTGAGAATTCAAACGGACACTAGGGGCTTGCTGTGATACCCCGTTAGCGAGGTTTGGTATTGAGCTACTTACAAGTGCCATGTCTTACCTCGTTAGGATTCGTGCCACATCAGAGTGACCCGTCAGTATGTTGTAGTCAGCATTCTGAGATTCTATAAGACGCAATGAGGTCAATGCTTGATACTCATCTTCACGATTCATACTGTGTAATGAGTCAGAGCCGAGTAGGCGGTCTTGGAGAATACGGGATGCCCGTAGTGTGATGTAGTTACGTGCTGCCTCTGGGATTTCTTCAAAGGCCAGTAATATAATTAGGTTACATTTCACTGTTTCTGTGAATGTGTATGTATGGTTTTTTCGGTCATACGCCCGTGAACCACGTTGAATTAAATCGTATGCAGATGACTCATTTGTAGAGTCAACGGACATTAAGTTTGTGGGTAAAGGTAGATTTCCATCTAGGTCAGGAACCAACGGATAGTCATACTCAGAATTGAAGAACCAGCCTTCAACTTGGACTCCACGATTAACATTTTGTAATACAGAAAGTGCAGCTAATGCATCGACTGAAGTCATGTTGACCAAGGTGTTCACAGGTGCTTCACCGATTGTATTGAGCATGGTATTTACTGCTTCAAGCTCAGTTGTAGGTGTCAGGGACATCGTAGCGAATCCTTAAAAAAAGAAAAAAAGGGGAACCGAAGTTCCCCTAGTGTGTTTGCCTATGGCAATGCTAATTCAATAGCAGCTTCTGGACGCAAGACTCCATGTCCCATTGCATATTTAGCAACGAACAATGTGCCTTGGCGACGAATGTCGTACTCAGACTCAAGGCCCAAGTCCATTAGCTTAACTGTAGCGACAGCCGACTTGTGGAATACCACAGCCTTAGTCTTACTGAAGTCAGCGTGGTAAGTGTTGCTCTCACCTGTAACTGCTGATTGGTTGCCAGTAGGTAAGTGGTTAGACTTAACAATGGTAATACCAGCGACACGCAATACTTTACCATCTGCATATGCACCAGCACCGCCCCAATCTTTGTTCAAGACAGTAGTGTCTTGTGCAAGCTTGTAGTAGATAGCTGGAGATACAACGGCATAGCGTTCATCTTCTGGAATGTCATCAGCGTCCATAGACTCAGCAGAATCGAACAAAGCTGCTACGATGTTTGCAGAGGTAGTGAAGTTAGCCTTAGTGATTACAGTACCAGCGTTACCGCCAGTAATAGTTGTAGCACTACGAGCAGCTTGAACGATTACGCGCAAGATGTTCTTGTCGTAAGTGTTAGCCAGTACATTACCCAACTCTTTAGTGTAGGTAGACCGAACTTCATAGTGGTTTTTGGCATCATCAAGCGAGGCGATGAACGCGGGTGCTACCAACAAATCATCGACAGAAATAACCTTCTCTGCTGCCTTGATTGAACCACCCAAGATTTCAGTACCAACTGCGTGGTATGAAGCTGTGGCAGTTCCCATTACTGGGAAAGAGGCAGACTTGCCGTTAGTGATTGTGCGAACAGAATGCAATGGAGCCATTACGTTCTTTTCTTCAAATTGTGTGATTACTTCTCCAGCAAATAGCTTGAGAAATAGGGCATTAGTATCGCCAGCGGCATTGACTTGGCCTAGGCGTGAAACAGTTGCGTTACTCATTTTTAATAGTCCTTAGAAGAGGATTGAAGTTTCAAGTTATGTTCTCTTGAGGCTTCGGCCTTTCCGTGACTTCCACAGTGTTGTCTCCCGCAGGAGCAATGCATTTGTCAGTGGTTTAGCTGTGAGCTTGTAGAGGATGTTTGGGCAGACCTATAGATAGGCCCACCCGAATAGCTAGATAACGCTGGAACGCGCTAACTTAGCTTCGACTTGCCTACGGAATGCAGGGTCAGTCTTGTATAGAGGGTCACGCATTGCTGCGGTAACCTGTGCCACGCTTTCAAATTTACTACCCGCATTTGCAGTAGTTTCACCAGAGATTAAAGAAGGGTTGCTTCCAGTATCTGCTTGGTATTGAGCGTTTAGACCGCGAACGGCCAATTGGATTTGTGCAGGGTCAGAGGTTCCCATAACATTGTTGTATGCATTGACTTCAGCCTTATCAAGGTTGCTTGAAGCCCACTGCATCATCTGGCTATAGTTCTCTTCACCACCTACGCTGCTAAACATGTCAGTGCGTAAACCAGTGGCTAATGCTTCTTGCCCAGCAATGTATGAATCAACAACATCACGGGGTATACCTGACTTATTGATGACCTCGTAGGTTTCATCAGATAGTTGTCCATTACTGCCATACTCTGTTTGCATAGCATCAAAGTCTAAGCCAGCTTTTTCAGCGACTTCCTTTGCATCTTCATTAGATGGGATTTCAGTAGGGGTTTCGCCACCTTCAGCTTTACTGATAGCTTGCTCGGTGTCTTTACCGCCTGACATTTTCTTTTCAAGTGCAGCGTAAGACTTAGCCAT